GAGTGTACTAACAATGCACGACAATCCTGTTGTGCATCTTAAGGGTAATCTATATGACCTAGAGTTTAGGAACACTGGTAATATAGTCTCTTACCGCCACTATAGTATCAAGATATCACCATCATGGCTACGTAAAGTTGCTAGAAAGAACCTTACTATTCAGGATATAGCTGGAAGGGAAGCCATGGTACTTGATGCAGAGCAACTACCTAACACACCAGAGGATTATGAGGCCTACGCGACCAAGGTAGTAACCATACGGAGACCCATTGCTAGAGCACAGCAAGTGGAGATGGCTAAGAAGTGGGAGTTGGAGAATATACCGGGGCAAGGTACTATGGTTCAATACCATGACTTCAAGCATCCGTCATTCCTAAGGTATGAGAACAGATACGTTGTCCGTACTATGACCACTGATGGATGGAAGTCATGTACAGGTACGACCGTTAACTGGGCTGCTTCGACCTTGAAACGTCGGATGAAAGCTATCATGTTACATAAACTAAGTGTATAGCCCCCTTAAAGAGAAGGGATCAACTGGAGTAATTTATGAGTAAAGATTCATATAAAGACAAGTATGATATTAGCGAGTCTAGCATTGGCCCTACTTTGGCTGAGATAGGTGACCTATTTCCTTCAGATCATGCTGAAAGTCTCAGAGAAGCAGCTATAAACCCCGGTCATTATAAAGACATTGTACCCGGTTTAGAGTACTTTGATATAATGGACTACTTATTAGTCGGTTGGAATGGCTCACAAGCAGCTGCCCTAGCTAATGCCTATAAGTATCTATTTAGGCTGGGTAAGAAGGATGAGATACTACAGGACTTAGGTAAGTCATTGTGGTACCTAGAACGCCTCAAGGAAGACCTTGAAAGCGGTGGTAAAAGGTGATTCTACCTAGAGAATTCTCTCTAAAAGAATAAATCGTAGTAAAATTAATCAATAAGGAATATCATTATGAACGCAAAGAAAGCATCAAAAGGCAGCACTCAAGTAGCAGTAGTACGTGATGTAGAGTTTCACTATCCACATCTAGCAACTGCACATGCCCCATTCGGGACTGATATTTGGGATGTTCAGCTACGTACTGGTGATCAAGACACTGCAAAACGGTTGACTGATCTAGGTGTAGGCATCAAGAAACATGATGAAGGTTACTTCTATGGTAATGTTAAACGTCCAACATCTAACAAAGCTGGTGATGTTAACGAGGCTCCAGAAGTATTGGATGCAGCTAAGTCTAAGACGGCTATCGATCCTCGTACTATTGGTCATGGTTCTAAAGGCCATGTTAAAGTGTTCTCTTACGACTATGACTTTAATGGTAAGAAGGGAACTGGTGTACAGCTATTGGCTATTCAAATCACTGATCTAGTGAAGTATGAGCCAAAGTCTGGTAGTGACGACTTCGGTGTTGAAGGTGATGCAGTAGAAGCTGAAGAGTTTTAATTTAACGGGGTCAGAGATGGCCCCTAATTTAATGAGAGGAATTAATTATGACAAGTAAAACTAAAGGAACACAACAACCTTGGGAATGTGAGCATTGCGGTAAAGAAGGCAAGAACCGTGCTAACTATCGTCGAGATCATGGTAAGCGATGCCCTACTTATCTTAAGAAAAGAACTAGGGTTGACCGTATCGCTGGACTTGCAGCAGGTGTAATAGCTGTTGTTGTCTTGGAGGAGTTATCTAAATGGGTGATGTAGAGCTACTATCTACTAAAGTAATTGACCTAGTAAAACTATACACCCGAGGGCATTATGTTGCTAAGGATGTCGTAGATATGCTAGAACAAGTACTGATTGAGGATGGTTATATCACAGCAGAGGAGCTTAGTATAACTGGTTCTGTAGAAGGTCAAGATATAGGAGGATAGGATGAAGAATATAATTGTGGACATTGAAACCGATGGGTTATTAACGGAGTTAACCTCGATTTGGTGTATAGCAATCAAAGAAGTAGGTGGTGAGACATTATCATTCTCGGATTATGATGACTCATTACCTAACAACTCTGAAGCAATACCCTACATGGAGGCTGCTGATCGTATTATAGGTCATAACTTCATAAGGTTTGATGGGCCTGCTATCGCTATGGTTATGGGGTACACTGTACCTCATGAGAAGGTCTATGACACATTGATTATGTCTAGATTGAATCAGTTTAACCGTATAGGTAAGCATAGTATGAAGGCTTGGGGTGAGAATCTTAGTTTCCCTAAAGGCGCATACGAGGACTGGTCTAAGTATACACCTGAGATGATGGCGTACTGTATTCAGGATGTCACGGTTAACGAAGCTATCTATGAAAGGATAGTTAGAGAAGCTAATCTCATTTTACAACGAACTGGTGGTAAGTATCAACAGGCTATTGACATTGAACATAGGATGTCACATTACACATCCATGCAATGTACTAATGGCTGGAAGTTCGATCAAGAAGGTAAGCTAGCTCTAATGGATTTAATCCAAGAGGAGTTAACCACTATTGAGGAAACTGTAGAACCCCTACTTGGTTCAATCACAATAATGATTGATAAAGAACCCAAGACACCTAAATATAAGAAGAACGGGGAATATACTTCAGTCTCAGCTAGAGTTGTAGGGGAGTACCTAGGAGAGTACGTAGACCCCTCGGACGCTCTGAGAATCCCACCACCCATTGAGGCTGGTACTGAGTTTCAACGTAGCGTATTAACACCTGCACGTATAGGCAATCAAGATCACTTGAAAGATTACCTAGAGCGTAATGGTGTTGTATGGGACGATTGGAACTTTAAGAGAGTTGATGGTTCATTTGTAAAGACCTCACCTAAACTAACATCCACTGCTCTAGCTCGAATAGGGCCGACTGGTGTTATGATAGATAGATTCTTTACACTTAGAGCAAGGCAATCTGTTCTTAAAGGTTGGGAGAAGATGTACTGGGATGGACGACTGCATGGTGATGTAATTGATATAGGTGCTGCCACAGGTAGACAGACCCATATCGGTATAGCTAATATACCTTCACCTAAAGCCGCTTATGGTTCACAGATCCGTAAGCTATTCCAAGTACCTGAGGGTAAGACTATTATATCAGCAGACGGTGCAGCTTACCAAGCTCGTATCATGGCTCATTTCTCTAAAGATAAAGAGTTTATCAATGAAATAATGAGTGGTGATATACACCAAAAGAATGCTGATGCTATAGGTTGTACTCGTAACCAAGCTAAACCTTTCTTCTTTGCATGGGCCTTTGGTGCTGGTGGACGTAAGTTAGCCAGAATACTAGAGATACCAGAAGATGCGGGTAACAAAGCTAAGAATAAGTTTCTTAACCGTTGGCCTGCCCTCCGTGAGTTAACTAAGAAGTCACAAGTGGCTGCTCAGAGAGGATATTTAATGGGTGTTGATGGTCGAAAGATCATAGTGGAAGAGAGTTACAAGGCCTTCTGTTATCTTATTCAGGGTACAGAGGCTATTATCTTTAAACATACCATCGTAGACATCAATGAGTCGTTTGAAGCTGCTAATATAGAGTTCTTACAGCTACTTGCATATCATGATGAGTGTAGTTGGGAAATAAATCCTAAAGATAAAGAGGCGGCTGAAGTTATTATCCGTCATTGCTTCTCAGAAACACCTAAGAAGTTCGGTATTACCCTCATGTGTGCGGGTGATGTTAAGTGTGGTAATGACTACTTGGAGGTTCACTGATGATAATAATAGTGGTAACAGTATGGATAGTTATAGTGTATATAGCTGTTATTAACAGTACTTGGGGTAAGAAATAATGAAATATTACTATGATGCAGATTCACTAGTATACGTAGCTTCTTGGGGTGATAAAACACTTGAAGAGGCATTAGAAAAGTTAGATCATTCTATAGAAGCAGTCCTAGCAAGCCTATGGGCACATATAGATGACGTTACCTTTGTAGTTAAGGGTACAGGTAACTTTAGACATGATATCTATGATGGGTATAAATCCCACCGTAAGTCTGAAGAAGACCCTGAGAAGAAGGCTATCATGGTCGCTGTATATGATCGTTTAGTCAGTCATTATAAAGCTATTCAATCTGATGGTGAAGAAGCCGATGATGTGGTAGCTTACCTAGCACTAGAGAACGGAGGTACAATCATTAGTCCTGATAAAGACCTACGTACTGTAGCAGTCCCTATCTACAACCCTCAGAAGGATGAACACTACCCTGCTGATGCTGATGCGGCTGATATGATGCTGCATGTGCAAATGATCATGGGTGATAGTACGGATGGTATCCCCGGTATCAAGGGTATTGGTATCAAGGGTGCTGAGAAACTACTGTTGTTATGCCCTATGGGTAAGCGTTTGGATGTAGTTAAGCAAGCCTACCGTGACCTATATAAGGGCCTAGATTACATGAGTTATTGTCAGCTTATGACTGACCTTATCTACATTCGTCAACGACCTAATGAACGTTACAACATCCGTACGGGTGAGAAGGAGATTCTAAATGCCTAATTACAGTAGGGAATTATGGGAATTGCATATGGATTGCTCCGTAAAACCTCTGTCAATCAATGCTGCCTATACTTTAAAGCGCAAGAAAAGTGCTAAGTATAGAAAGTTTGAAGAACTGATGGCATTGGAGTTATTCGGGTATGAAATACCTAGTAGGAAGGATGTTAAAGCTATGAGGTTCAAGCTTGATATCCATTGGGGTTTTGCTACAGCATTGAGTGATGTGGATAACCCTATTAAAACACTGTTAGATGTCTTACAGAGATGGTTTAAGTTTGATGATAAGCAGATTATGCATATCGCAGCTACTAAGACTGTAGTAGGGAAGGGGCAAGAGTTCATTAGCTTTACACTAACAGAAATTCAATTCACAGAAGATAAGGGAGTACGTCATGGGAAGCGGTCAATTTCAAAAGCATAGCGGTTGTGCAAAATGTGACAGTTCAGACGCAGTAGCAGTATATCTAGAAGATGATGGTAGGTTATCTGGATACTGCTTTAGCTGCTCCACTAACTATTATACTTACGAGGAAGGTGAGAAGCCTAAGGAGTCTTATGTGCAAGTAGAACCAGAAGCAGTCATACCTGTCAGTGGGTTACCCTACGGTACAGCTGCTAAACGAAAGATAAGTAAGAAGGTAGCCGAGATGTTTGGGGTCAGAAGTTCCTATGATTCCAATGGTCAGGTAGATATAGTCTACTACCCCTACCATAAGGATAGAGAGGAATTAGGTTCCAAAGTGAGGAACATGCCTAAGACCTTCAGGTTCCAAGGTGACATGGGTGATCAACTCTTTGGTCAACAAAACTTCTCTGCTGGTGGTAAACGTTTAGTTATCACTGAAGGTGAAGAGGACACTCTAGCCATAGCTGAGTCCTATGAACAGAAGGGTGTTATCTACCCCGTAGTATCACTGGCCTCTGCTAGTAATATGAAGGCACCCCTAGCTCAACGAGAGTGGCTAAGGTCATTTGATGAGATATGTCTATGGATGGATGCTGATAAGGCAGGCGAAGAGGCTATATTGAAGTTGGCTAAGATATGCGGCTATGATAAGGTTAAGATTGTCAAGGGTAAGGAGAAGGACGCGTCTGACGAGTATACTAAGCATGGGTATATGGAAGTCAATAGAGCTATATGGAATGCTCAACCCTACAACCCTGCTGGAATAATGTCAGGTGAATCTATATGGGAAGCCTATCGTGATAAGAAGGAAATCCCCACTATACCCTATCCACCCTGTTTAGCTGTTGTACAAGACAAGCTGAAAGGAATTAGGCAAGGTGAGATAACCCTGTTTACTTCAGGTACTTCTATTGGTAAGAGTAGTATCATCAAGGAGACTGTTCTACACATCCTAGACACTACTGAAGAGAAGGTAGGTATGATATCACTGGAAGAATCGGTAGGTTATACTGCTGGTAAGTTCATTGGTATGCATCTGAGAAAGGATATGTCTGCTGGTACTACAACAGAAGAGGAGGAAAGGAAGGCTTTCGATGAGGTGTTTGGGGACGGTAGATTGATACTACTGGATCACCAAGGCGCTGTATCTGATGGTAGTCTAGTAGATAAGATAGAGTACCTAGCCCTAATGGGGTGTAAGTATCTTATCCTTGACCACTTAACTATCGCAGTAAGTGAGGGTGTAGAGAAACTGACAGGTAATGAGGCCACTGACAAGATGATGAATGAACTGTTACGAATATGTAACAAGCATCATGTATGGATAGGTCTGATTAGCCACCTACGTAAGACAGGTTTACAAGGGAAGTCATTCGAAGAAGGGAAGATGCCTTCACTAGATGATATCAAAGGATCGGGTAGTGTTAAACAAGTATCCTTCGATATCATTGGATTCTCTAGGGACTTAACCTCTGATGATCCGATCAAGCGTAGTACAGTAAACTTCTCTGTACTTAAGAACCGCTTCTCAGGTGTAACAGGTAGTGCGGGGTCTGCATCATATGATATAGATACAGGCCGTTTAACTAGTGTCGATGTAATAAAGGAGGATTTCTAATGATGGACTATAATGGAGAACCATTACGTTATGAGAGTGACGTAGTGGAGGACGCAGGATTACTGCTATCACCTTTAGATAATCTACTATACGAGATGAGCCATAAACTGACTACGTTTAATAGGCATGATGAGGCTGATATGATGTCAGATTCTGATATAGTAGTTCTCATAAAAGAGAGTAAAATCCCCAAAGAGGACGTATTAAATGCTATAATAGGCAAGCCTAATCTGAAGGCATTGTATGGAGAGAACACCGACGTGTTCAAACATCTAAAATCATTCTGACGGAGCAGCATAGCGATGAATTTAATCGAACAAATAGCTGAGTATCTGATTGAACGTATAGAAAAGGCTAATATCAATAGCCCTAGAGGTAACACTGGTTGTATAGTGTTAGCCTTCTACCCCGAGTACAAGCTTAAACTACCTACTATGGTATACCTAGCATCTGAGAAGATACAGTTAAAATTCTCTCGTGATGCCAACGGTGACATAGCTGGTATGGCTAAGTTAACATCTGTATCTGTAGCAATAGGCGAATCCCTGAGTGCTTACATGGGTGGTGAACCACTACCTAAGGATAAGGCCATCCGGTTAGGTGACCTGTTCCTTGAGGCATTTAAAGCTAAGGATTGTATAACTACATTCCGTGAAGAAGGATTCTCTGATAGAGCGATCACAGCACCCTATGTGGTCACTCCAGGCCCTCTCTGGGGCTTTATCAGTGATGTACCCATAGCTATAGTTGGAGCATTGTTACCCAACACTGTTCTACATAAGCCAGAGAGCATAACTGAGCTGAACACCCTAGGATACCCAGCGATTAAACGTTGGGGTATGCAGGATGAACGGGAATTCCCTCAGTATATTGATGCACCTTGGCTTAGGTCACTCAATTCTCTTAACAAGATGAAATGGGCTATCAATGAGAGCGTCTATGAGGCTATGATAGCTAATACTGATTACTTCTTACATGAGGAAACAGCTTTACCCGAGGCTGGTTCTATGTTGGCTGTACGTAAGGCTTACAATAACTTGAAGAAGAACGAAACTCTAGAGACTAAGGAAGTCTATGCTGTAGAGGTAGATCTTTGGAACAAGAAGAAGAAAGTATTAAAGGCTCGTAGTAAGAACTATGAGTTCCAAATCATTAAAGAGAAGGCTAGCACCCTTAAAGGATATGGTAAACCTTTCTTTCAGTTAGTGGATACTGACTATAGAGGGAGATACTATATCCGTGAGCAGTTCCTTAATTATCAAGGAGGTGATCTAGCTAGAGGCCTGCTACAATTTGGAGAAGGAAAGCCCCTGACCCCTAAGGGAGTTACATGGTTAGCCATACACACGGCTAATAGCTTCAACGAATCGTATGCAGTAGAATCTATCCCTTCTTGGTGTGAGTATAACTACAAAGCACTGTTAGAATCGGAAGGGTTAGAATCTATCTCTGTAGATAAGATGAACCTTAATGATAGAGTTAGGTGGTTAGAGAACAATTATGATATGGTTCTTGAGACTGCTCTTAACGGTAAATTCATTAATTGTGAGAAGCCTATAGTCTTTTATGCATGTGCCTGCGAGTGGTTGGCATGGAACTCATGTGAAGAAGGTGAAGAAGTTATCTCATATCTACCCATACCTATTGATGGTATGTGTAATGGTATCCAACATAGTGCTGCTATGAGTAAGGATGCTATCACTGGTGCTATGGTAGGTCTTACTAAGACAGATGTACCATGTGACCTGTATATTAAGGTGGCTAAGGAATTAGTGGATAACCTCCCTGATTGGTTTACCCCCCGTAAGATACCTATGAAACACATTAGAAAGGGCATTACTAAACGTGCCACTATGGTACGACAGTATGCAGCCGGAACCTCACGCATAGCGGATAACATGTATGAAGATTGTTATACCGAGGGTTTCACTAGCAAATACGATATTGATATGTTTGATTGCACTCTACTTAGTAGGTCTGTTATACAAGCTATCAATAAGGTATGCCCTAGTGCAGATACTGTTAAAGCTTTCCTACAACAGCTCGCGTCTTATGAATTGGGTGAAACAGGTTATCTACACAAGTTAACTGGTGAGGCTGTATCTAAGCATGATCGTAGTAAACTTATAGCTGCTAAGAAGGTTATCCAACGTAAGAAATTAAAGTCTAACGAGGATATACTAGAGCTAGATAGATTAAGCCAACAGTTCAATATGATAGCCAGTTACATTGCTAAGGGTAATGGAGCCAGGGAATTGAATTGGACTTCTCCATCAGGATTTCCTGTGAAATACAGGTCTTACCTTATGAAGGAATGGAAGATTGATTCAGTATTAAAGGGCATTAGTAGCCGTAATAGACTGAAGCATGTTCTAGCTGTAGAGACCACAATCCCTGACAAGCAAGGGTATGCATCGGGTATAGCACCTAACTATATTCATTCACAAGATGCTGCTCATATGTCATTAGTCATGGATAAGTTTGATGGGCATATAGCACCTGTTCATGACTCATTTGCTACTCATGCATGTGATGTGGAAGAGCTATCCGGTCTTATCAAAGAAGTATTCGTAGATATGTATGGCCCTAGAGGTCAGTTCGAACATATTAGAGATAACGTCCTATCTAAATCAGATATGGGCAGTATTAAACTACCAACAGAAGGTACCTTAGATGTATCAGAAGTCCTAGACTCTGATTACTTCTTCTGTTAAAGGAGGTGTTATGATTAAGCAAAATTATAATCATCTGTACCTTCGTGGGTTCACGAACATAGATGATGAGACCTACTGTACAAAGGAAGGGTTACCCCCTGAGCTGATGTATAGTAGAGATATTAATGATGTGTATATTTCTACACATGAGAACCCCATTAAAGCCCTGAAGCATATCCAACTGTTGCTTGCAGACCAAGGTTTACTTAATAGTTGGAGGATGGAGAGTACTAATGCTTGAAGAACAATTGATTGATAAGGGCCGGAGCCACAACATATTCCGTAGAGATGTAGATGATATGGAGTTGGCGAAGATCTATAACCTAGACCCTGCTGTCGCTTACACCCCCGCTATAAACAATGCTATAGTTAATGCGCAATATGCAGAGACTTACAAGGAATTGGTAGCTCAAGGTGTACCTGATAAGAAGGCTAAACAGACTGCCAGTGAACATAGGGCTGAGGCTAATAAACGAGTAACAGCCTCCCTGAAACAATTAAACGCTAAGTAATAAAAAAATCCCCGGTGTACCTATAGAAATATAGATACACTGGGGATTTTTATTTGCCTACTATTACATAGTTAGGTTAGCGATTATCTTAGGGGCAACATGTTGTTGCCTCTGGCCTACACGCTTCCTTGCAGACTCGGAGCGCCAACTTGCGGCACGACCTGCTGCATTATCAGCTGATGCTATTTGATTTAACAAATCAGCATAGGCTAACATACTCATTCTCATACTAGTTCTAACGCCAGCATTAAGTATCATCACCTCACCGGGTTCTGTTACACCATTAGCTAGATACCCCTCAGAAAACTCAGGTGGTTTGTAACCATACTTAACTGCATGGCTAACAATACTAGCGTTCCTTCTAGCATCCTTCTGTTTCTGGGTGAAATCTGCATCAGATATAGCATCTTCCCTCTTGGGGTTCATGTATCTGACAGCATCATCTAACCAGCCAGTAACAGCTGAATGATAACTAACAGGACTTGCTTGTCCATCTGAACCTTCAATGACACCGATGGGTACAGTACCATTTTTGTTGGCTAGACGTTCAGCTGTGAACTTCTTCTTACTCTTGGCGACAGCATCACCCATAGACTTCTGTAAATCCCACTGCCGAATACTAGGTATTGCTACGTTATTATAAGTATGACTATAACGTAAGAAACCGCTAGCATTAGTGATGATAGCATCATAAATGATTTTAGCAGGGTAAGGATTATGTCTAGGTTGATTCCTATTAACATGAGAGATAGTGAAGTTCATGAGAGCCGCGTCAAGATGGTGGACCAGTAATACACCTATAGAATCCTGAAGCTTCTGACCCGGGCCTGTCCTTAGGTTCTTACCGCCAATAGGCATATTGGGGTTATAGCCAATAGGTTTTGCAGTCGAGGGGTTGAAAGACCTCTCCTTAACAGCATATTGAGTAGTCTTATCAGTGGCAGCATTATAGATATCAATCATCTGTAACTTCAATGCTTGAACATCTGACTTACCTGTCAAATTATCAGCCATATCAATTATATGTTGCATACTACCAATAGTCAGATCAATAGGCCCATGAGGCCCTTGTATCTGAAGATCAGCACCAGTAGCTGCAAGCATAAGAGCCATACTCTTCATAGACTGTGCATAGCTTACGTCAAACACATCATCCTGAAGCATTTGCTGTATTAGCTTTCTAACATCCTCCCGTCGATCAGCTACACTACGATGAGGCATGGCTGCATTTAGCTTATCTCTAAAGTTAGCTTCAAATTGACCTGCTAGGTCCATAAACATATTCGCAGGTTTACCATAGAAGTACTGCATTTGTGGTTGCTTTAGAATAAGTTCCTTAGCTATACCACCATCTTCTGGGTCATTGAACACATTGGCCATGAAGTTCTTCCATAGATCTTCAGTAGCCGGGTCTCCTTTGAAAGCCTGCTCAGTGATGTGGCCGTTCTCGAATTCCTGCCTAGACAATGCTCGTAAGTCACCATCAGTGGTACCTGTAGCAAAACCTAAACGATCCTGTACATTATTAAACTTATTACCGGCTGGGGCCATTACAGATTGTAGTAATGGGCCAGATTGGGTCGAGTCCAGTTCTACTTCAAAATCTAGTTCAAAGTTAGAGGAGCTATCACCGTTATAAGCTTCCATATACTTCATGGCGTTCAAGCGTAGAGATAAATCTGATCTCATCTCGCCTCTGTCATTTGTAAATTCCGCAATGGCATCCATGCGAGGTGCTACATAACTACCCCATTCTTGTACTGCTGCCTTAGTCTTTTGACGGCCTGTCGCATTCTTCTCTATGGATAGAGGTGCCAAGGTACCCACAATATCTGGTGCACCATCCAATTCAGCTTTTATACGCTTACCTTCATCTGCGTATTTACGTATCACATAAAGAGGATCACCTTCTTGCCTGTTCATGTTCACATAAGCTTTATACAGCATACCCATAGTAAGGTTACGTAGTACTTGTCCTTCTTTTAGTGAGTTGCCACTATTATCTTTCAGAAGCTTTGCATGTAAGGCCTTGTCCTTATTCAACAACTTACCCATCATAACAATACGGAAAGATATTTCAGCAGCTACAGATTCTGGCATAGAATCTAATGCTTTCTCCCATGCTACGTTATCACCCTCAACAGCTATTAAACCTGATGCTGCTGCATTGACCTTCTTATTGTGGTCAGTCCAATTAGATTTATTAATGGATAACCTTGGGTTAATCTTAGCTTTGTGTACGTTACGAGCTACTTCCTTATCACCTGTATAGTTGCCATTGAATGTATTAGGTAACATACGTCCATTCATACCACCTGTACTATAGGAATTGTAGAATTTGTTCAAGGTACCAGCATAACCATCTGATGTTAATTTAAGTTGTTCATTCAATCGAGAGATAAGGGTGGTAAGTCTCTGTTCATTGATCTGGTTAACATCTTTGAGTACTGCTTCTTGTTGTGCTGGGGTAGGGTTCTCTGCCATATCAAATAATTTTAATCGATAAGTAGCTAATGCACTCTTCTCATCTAATTTATAGGCTTTGGCGAATTCACTAGAATTGTAAGTTATTCTACTTTCTGGCCCACCTTCCATATTCATGGGAGTAACACGTTTACCTAATAGATCTACTATTTGTAGTGCAATAAGCTTCAACGCAGTCTCGTCAATACCTATAGCTACGTGACCTAATGCATCCTTAGCTCTTTCATTAACAACGTTACCTACTACACCACCTGTTACATTATTATTACCACTTAATTGTGCAGTATTTTTGTTCACACCGATAGGTGTACCTGCGTTAAGTGGAATGGCACTCACACCTGCCTTAAGGTTGGTACCCATAAGATCATCGGCCATATCACCTAAAGGACTCATCAGAGCTGCTTCAGTAGGTGTTAATTTAACTTTGCCATTCTTAGTGGTTTCTACTAGATTACCATTAGCTAACTGCTGCTCCAATAACTTAGCACCTAAGGCATCCCTATCTCTAGGTGTTAAATGGCTGACATCAATGCCTCTCATCTGTAACATCTTAGCAACAGATCCACCTGTAGCTTTCATAAAGTCATCAGGTGCGAGGCCTACCTGTACCGCTGCACCCTCTTCCGTTGCAATAGGTGCATAAGATTCGGATTCATCCATCTCTTCACGACCTACTGTGTATCTCTCTTGTGCTTTAACTGTGGAGGCAACAGCTAGAGAACCGATAACACCCATAGCTTCCATCATCTGTGCTTGACTTTGAGAATCAGTACCAGCTAATTTACCTAAGGCTACACTGAAATCACTATCAGGTTTCTCTGTTACAGCATCATAGAACCATTTAGTTGTATTGGCCCATATAGATCCTACATTACTGATCTCAGTCATAGGTAGACTGGCTTTCTCATCACCACCGAACATCTTAACTGGATCATTAAGCATACCATAGGTATCAGGTAATGTGTTAGGCTTGGCGGCTTGCCCATACATATCTTTATTGACATCCTCAAAAACAGGTAGTCCAGTTTCAGGGTCATTACCTGCAAACCTCTTATTACTGCCATAGTTTTCGAAGCTACCTTCAGTACGTTGGTTGGCTATCCCTGCGGAATCAAGACCCGCATCGTTCATTGCAGGGATTACAGATTGTTCTACGAACCCTCCAACAGTTGCATTGTTTGCAATACCAATATTGGGTACAGGTAAGTCTGCACTTGCACCTGCTAATGGTGCTGCTGTTTGTTGGACACCCGCTGCCTCTTGTTGTCTTTGATATGCCAACATTTGCTCTTGTAATGACATTCCAGAATTAGCTTGTCCGCCTACTTTGCCTGTAAACACTGGCATAAGTTATTACTCCTTAAAATATACTGTTAATTATTCCATCCCTAAGCTGATTGACCGTACCAACCATAGGGGTTAATTTTAGAGCGCTCTTAGCAGCATCCTCACCTTCACCAAGTATACTGTTGTAACCAACACTAGCTATATCTTCTACCACACCCCATGCAGCTGCTTCACCTACCACACCTTCAAATGTGTGGCCCATAGTACCGAAGAGTGTTGCATCCTTACCGGGTTGGAAGATACCAGCACCATAAAGAGGGTCTATAGCAGACCATATACGTTCACCTGTACCCAGTAGACCACTAGAAAATAATACACGTCTAAACTTATCATAATCATCTAGATAAGGCGTGGGTTCTCCGTACTTCATCATGTCTCGCAACATAGTACCTAGAAAGGCGGCTGCAATCATTGACAAGGATACACTCACAGCACCAGCTGTCACACCGGGTGATCCATTCTTTATATTACTCATTATACGAGGTAATATCTTAGATGTGAAGTTAGCTATAAAGCCTTGGAACTGGTTAAGTAATGCCAACTTCTGGTGCTTATAACCTTTAGGTACCTGACCGGGTAATGGGTTAACCATTCCTTGATCTATGAAACGCATAGAAGCTATTTCTACCTGTTGTTGTAGCTTCACGTTATCTTCCATAGTTATGTTCACATCAGGGTTGTCCATAAACTCTTTATGCAAACCTACTAAGAAATTAACATCAACACCTAAACCTCTAAGCTCCTTGTAAGCCTCCCTCGCCATATTACTTTTACTTTCAGGGTCTACCGCAAGGATGTCAGCATAGTGACGCATAACATCAGCTGCCATTGAACCACGCATACCACGGGTAACATCAGTGATATTGTTAAGACCTACAGCTTTAGCATACATTTCTGCTAGCTTTTGTTTCCACCCAGATATCTCTACACCCATCTGTTTAACAGCAGAGGAGTGGCCACTTTGATAGCCCAAGCTATCTAGTTGTGCCATAGATACTTTGTTACCTACTTTCCTAGGGATGGGGGATCCTGGGATCGCACTAGCAAGAAAGTTCATGTAGTCTAGTATACTTCTAGCAGAGGACTTGGCATGTTCCTTAATATGATTAAATGCAATGTGTTCAGGCACACCTAACATAGTCAATGGACCTTCAGGGAAAGAAGCTATAGCTGAGAAACCCATACCACGTAAGAATGTCACGAGTATTAGATTGTCTTGTACGTTCTTCACCCAAGGACTACTCCATGCACCATAGTCACCATTAGCTATCTCTAAGTAATCCTGAATATCTGCGGCTAGTTCAGCCACTTGTGCATCAGTAGCACCTTCTGCTTTGATAGTAGCCAAGGCACTGTCTAGAATAGCAAAGTCCTTACCTAGATACTTATTATTACCTGCAAGTTTAGCTGCACCTTCTAGTTCAGATCTATATGCGGTTAGTAAATCTTTACTCATATAAGGCGATAGTACACCGCTGGAGGCAGGGTATGTGGCATTTAAGTCCATAGCTGCTGCTTGTCCATCACTAGATAATATCTCATCGATATATCTGTCGGCTGTACTCTCTGTCATCTTACCGTAGCCACCATCAAGATCTAACAGTATTTCTCTAAATCCTTCTCTGTCATCTCGAATAGCTTTCTGGTCTAAAGGACGTACTGTTAGTATGTCAAGACCACCATCAGTAAGGCCATTAGCTCTAAGGTCCAATCCCTCATCAGCTAATATTTTGGTTATCTCAGATTGACCTAGGCGGTACAAATCTAATAGCTCGTTAATCTCAGTAGCCTTAGGCCCATCATACTCTTTACCTTTAGCAACATAGTTATCGACTGCATTACGCATCATTTTGTTTGCTGTACGTACATTAGTACCTAATTTCTCTGCTACTGAATCTGCTGAGGGTAATTTAGACACCAAGGTACCACGTAGTTTATGTATATACTCTTGATGATGGTATCCAGAGTTTATATTCACACCACCTAGAACGCTAGCTAGCATGGTTACACCTCTGTTACGGGTGCCATCCTTATTCCTTAGCCCTATCTTATCTACCATATTTAGTAGATGGGCTACAAAAGGTGCTCCCGGTGTGTTTTTAAGAGTACGGGCCATACGGCCTACTGTGCTCTCAGCTTTGGCGTTAGCCTTACCTTTAGCAGCTTCTTCTTTGAAGTGGCCCGGGGCTGCGCTGTGTTTATTCTTTCCGAACTCACCTAAATTATCGTCATTAGTCCTGTCTGTCTTGCCATTCCTTAACGCTTCTTCCTGATCACTACGACTAAACTCTTCAATGTCAGATAGTGTTGTTGTGCTATTAGCTACCTTGTGAAGTAAATCTTTACGATCAATATGCTGTTTAGCAATACTAGGCATATCAAAACCAGCACCGAATACACCACCAACTACAGCAGAAGTTATTAAAGCCTCTCTGAATGCTGCGGGATTTAACTCAGCGCTAGTGCCATATACAGATGATACTTCTTCAATAGCTGTCTGAACAGTCTCAGTAGCTGCCTCACGTCCCATCGAAGTTACTATCTGATTGATAGACCCTTTGACTAGCTTAAGATCACGTAGGTTCTTACTAGCAGCTTGGCCGAAGTTATCAGCCATTTGAACTAACTGTGCTTTAGATGCTGATGTTAACCTAGCCGCAGCTTGTGCAGGTGTAAGGGCTGTTCTTAATACCCCATTAACCATTGTAGTAGGTGTGACTAGTTCTTGGAATAGTTTATTGTTAATATCCCTAAGAACTTCTTTTAGAGCACCACGTTCCACCGCTGATTTAGCAGAATTACCTATTAACCCACCTAGGCCTCCTGCAAAACCCAATCGGTCTAACAGACCTACAGCGTAACCACCTAACACAGCTAATCCAGCACTCTTCTCACCGTCAGGCATAGAGTTCCATATAGAACCTGTACTTAATACAGCGGAAGGTGTAGCTGCCACCATCATACCTGCAACACCTGTAAGCCCTAGAGGAGCGGCTATAAGTCCACCAGCTACTACAGCACCCATAAGGGGTAGGGACATTGTTACGTTGTTAGTAATCCATGAGAATGCATCACCAACACCCTCTATATCGTTATAACTACTTAGTACATTAGCTTCTTCGCCAACTGCGGTCTCACTACGGGCTATACCTGCACTACTCTTATCCTTTAACCAATCCCACCCTGCGGATTCACCTGTAAGTTCACCAACACCATAGAAAGCTTGTACAGCATTTTCCAAACCTAATGTAAGTGATGTGCTAGTCTGGAAGTAAGCTTGGTTGTCTATAGTACGGTCATTGCGCCTAGAACCTACACTAGTGAATGGGTTCTTACCCCACTTGCTATAGAAATAAGCTTCTCTTAGTTTCTGTAATTCTTCTGGGTCTGTTTCAGTGGCAAGTAGCTCACCAATTTTATTGGTAGACTCACGGGAATACATGTTCTGGCCTTGGGCAAACTCTGCTTCATTACCAGCTTCTTTACCAAATACAGGGGCATATCCTTCCACATCTTTTATTGCATTAGCAACAGCTAATCTAGCTCTGGCTGCTGGGTCAGTGCCTTGGTCAATAATATTCAGAGAGTCTACGAAGGAGTTAAGCATACGATTGTCTATAGTAGACTTAGATGTATACTGATTAGCGCCTGCTAACCTCTCTTCTACAACAAACTCAGACCAACTCCTACCACCCTCATCTTGTAGATCAGCAACTTTTCGGTCATAAGATTCACCATTGGTGATTAACTTATTGAAGCCGTAATGATTAGCTAATATAGCTGTCTGTGCTGTCAACTCTGATGCACCTACCTCACCGGGTACAAGTACACCGTTTGACATGTTCCACACTTCAGGTGCATCAAAAGTATCTAATCGATAACCTTGGCCTGTAGAGATATCTTTGATTGTGTCGGCATCGATATAAGCACCTTCAAAGCTACTGCCTTCCTTGACATCGTCGTAGGTGGCTGTAGGGATGGGTTTAATTATATCATCGAAATTCATCTCAAATCCTCGTACCTATTATATTAAAAATAAAGGGAGAGGCTTTTAATAGCGCTCTCCTTTAAGGGGGTTATCGTTTATTTATTGAACGAAGAAGCCTGTTCTTCTATAAAGGTAGAGAACCCAGAGCGGCCTACACCTGCCTTTACCCTATACTGTTCCTTTTCTTTGTCAGTTAACTTACCCCATCCACCTTTTATAGCAGTCATAACAGAGTTTAGGTTAACTGTACCACCCTTACCTCTCTTTTTAGCCTCAGCTAGACCTTTATTAATAATACTGTCTATGCTGTCAACCATGGCCTTATTACCTTCGTTACTCAGGTAGTTACCTCCAATATCTTTAAAGTTCTTATCACCACCCGGGGCTAATCCTTGAATCAAGGTTGCTTCGAAGAAATGAGCAGGGACTTTCATATCAGTCCGACCTTCCTCATAGTTTTTATTAGCTGCCAAAGATCTCTCCACGGCCACAGTGAATGCTCCACGAGTATCAGGATCGTTTATATCGACACCGTAACCCTTGGAATTCCATTCTTGAACCTGACGCATCCAAGAGTTGACGACAGTATGGCTGGTAGCACCTAATTTTATATCCTTACCATCCTCATCCTTAATACCTGTCATGGCAGATGTTATGAGATCATTGTAGTCCTTAGTATTGCCATTAATACTATACTTATCATCCCAATTAACAATCTTGCCCTCTAGAACCTTCTTAGTACCTGCATCATACCACTGGCCATTCATAAAGATTGCTTGGACAGGTTCACTACCACTCTCAACTCTAACCTGTTTAGGTGCTTTATTAAATAAGCCAGCTTGCTTTGCACCTAAAGTAGCAGCATTTTTAGCTGTAGTTTGTTGTTCCTCAAGTATCCTCATACCCGCCCACTTAAAAGAACCCCCAGCCGACCCACCGGATATTAGACCACCAATGGTGTATAATGTCATTCGTTTTAATTCAGCTTCACTGAAACTACCACCGAATAAAGCAGAAGCTTTAGCAAATATACCTTTAGCTGCATCCTTATCAGAATCATCAGGGGTTAAACTTTTACTGTCACCACCCGTTGCTTCACCTGTTATAGGGTCGAACTTATCGGCTTGCCCTGTACCAGTGTCTTCTGGACTATTTGGTACCACGGTTGCTGCTACATTATTCTGGACATCTAGGAAGTTACTAGTATCGCCATCAACCTTGTACCCCGGTACTACTGTTCTACCTGCATCTACCTCTTTCTGGAAATCACCCTTATTTATACGACCACCGCCAGCAGCCTCGGATTTATCGGATGCTGCCACCCTAGCTGCCTCTATAGTGCGTTGGTCGAGGACATCGTTATCATTCCAATTAGATATAATAGGGTTTAAATTAATACCTTGACTGAACTCCTCAAGGCTTAGTGTACCACCTTGCTTGACATGCTCTGCATGGCCTGCTGCTATCTTCTTGTCGGCAGTTTGATTAATCCAATCATTTTCATTAATAGCATACTCGCCAGCAGGGAGATTAGCCTTATAATTAGTATAGGCTTCCGTGTCCCAACCGGGTATGTGTTTTTTAAACCAAGTGCCCACACCAGATAAATTTGTGGTTCCACCAGATAATGGTGCATTATTTTGAGTTGCCATTAGCCATTCCCTCCTTGTTTCCATATACCTTCTTGTGACCAGATAGGGTGCTGATAATCCTTAGACCACATGTAGCCGCCTCCTCCTGCCTTCACAGGGCTACCGTCGCCAGATTTAACAACATTATAACCCGGGCGTTGTGGTGCTGCGTTAGCGTTATTAGGTAGTCTGGTCTTATTTGGATAACCACCCCTGTCTGGGCCACCATTCTGTGGCATATCTACTGGGGGTACTACAGGTACGACATCATCAGGTTTGTATGTAATGTCAATAGTAGGCCCCATAGGGGGTTCTTGCTGATTAGTAACTGCTGCTATAGTAGGTACACCGGGTCCAATCTTGGGCTTTGGTGCATACCTCTGCATAGGTTCACCCCAACGATTCATGTTACGGGGTACAACGTTCTTACCTGTATTTATAGATTGTTTTACTACAGTGGATGGCATGTTATTACCTATCCTTGGTACTACTACAGGCTTAGGTGCTGGTAGCAAAGGAGTTGGATTAACATGCTTCTCTACGATGGGTTGTGGTTTAGGTCTGTTCTTATATGCATTCTTACCTGCTGTAAACGCAGACTTGATAAAGGAACCTGCGACCTTAGCGCCTTTCAGAGGCCCATAGATACTGACTGTACCTAGACCTTCATCTGCAGGGCCTTTGTATTCCTGATTACCAATATCACCTTCTGCTATAGGGTTGATCTCTTGTTTAGCCTGAGCTACCGATGCATCACCGATTTCATCATCAAAGAAACTATCCCATACATCGTCGCCCCATTGACTCATGCGGTCCATGATAGAAGGAGTTCCCGCAAGCGTCTGAGGTGTTACTCTAGTGTCGCCATTAGCATTAGCATTTTGCATAGCTCTTTGGACAAACTCTGGATTAACATCCACTCCGCTCATTGCTTGTTGGATTCTAGCCAATTCAATATCATTATCAACTACAGCTTCTTCTGCAGGACTCATGGGTGTTACGGAGGAAGTTGCCTGATTTCTACCACCATCTTGACTTAAATTATTATAAAGAGGGCTAGTATTACTACTATACCTACCACCATCTTGACTTAAATTATTATGAATCGGTGGGACATTAGGGCGATTCCTCCCTCCATCCTGCGTTGAATTGTTATAAGTAACGTTTGTTCTGTCTACAAATGCAGGGTTAAATGGAGGTATAACTG